AAGCAATGGTTCAATATAGTTATCAATCAGAGCATTTACTAGATCGTCATGATCCGGTGGGTTTTCCGAAGGTAACAATGACGCGGATATCGTTTGACAAGCCTCTTCATTATCTAGGCGGGTTTCGAAATAGACAACTCCATCGTCACCAAATAATTTTACACTCTCGTAGCTTTCTCGTGGATCATGCCATGGGATATACTTTGAATCACCAGCAAATGTGCGATTTATGGCACGAAGTTTTAGAATTGTGTTATCCTGAAGTAGAAATTCGTTGTAATCTCTACCGTTGACCATTCTATCCTGTGTGAAGTAGACAGCCGGAGCAGTGCGCCTAATGTTCTCAATGTCTTCACTTGGAGCACCATTTTGAATTGGCGACAATAGTGAGAATGCGAAGTTGAATGTTTGTTCACTATTCTGTGGGTCTTGATATGTGAATGAACTTGCGACGTTCTGAATTGCCGTAGTTGGAATTGGAATATCAGTGTTTGCTGAGGTTCGCGACCATATCTCAAATAGGCCAGATGGAATTGAAGCAAATTTACCGTCACCAAATATCAACCTGAATCGGTCTTCGTCTAGTGTTTCAACTTCGTATTTGTTTCGATTGCGGTTATTATTGAAAATTACGTTTTGTCCACCGGCAGTATCAACAGATACCCATTCACCTGAACGTCTAACAGCATCAAAGTCGTTAGCTGTTTCAATAATAGCACCAGTGTCGTCGATGTTGTTAACAAATACATCGGTTTCGTTACTGTTAGAAATTAGTACGTCAAACGTTTGGTTTGGTGTGATACCATCAAATGTTGCTTCAGTTCTTTGTAGTGATCCCTGTTTGGTGAAGAAGAAGAATCCGGTGTTATCACTGGAATCCCCAAGTCCATCGTTAAGATACAAAATAGCTAGTTGTAGATTTTGTTCCGGTCGAGTTTCCAGAGGTCCAAACTCATTAAGGTCTGAACTGACAAGCTCCATAGGCAAGTTTTCATTCGATACAGTAATGGCATATGGCAACGTGTTAGTTGAAAGTGTGTTGTTGGTCAACTTATATCGTTCGAACAACACACCCTGCACTTGTGTTCTATCGGATGGGGATACCGTTCCGAAATTCTGATCCATAACCTTGTTCATTATAAGGATGAATTGCTCTTTCCAATTTGAATTATTGGGATCATTCCATCGCACAGTTACATTGGATAGGTCATTACCATTGGAATCAAATAAGCGTTCAGTTGTACTGACGCTTGTCATCTTTACTAGCCCACGAAGCGGAATATTACGGTTCGGATTGTATGATAGTAGCTTAGCTAGACGCAGAACAGATTCTTTACGTTCAGCAGTGGTAATGAAGTTCTCATGTGCATTCAGGTCAAATCTATATGCTGCAAGCTCCGCAACATATGCAAATAGCTCGATAATCGCAATGAACTCACTTGACTCGATAAAGTCATTAAAATCCTCGGGATAATACAGCTTCATGTAATCGACTAGCGATTCCTTGACTGTTTGATAGTCCCATGCAGCAAAATTGACCTGCTGGAACGCTTCATATGCTCGCTCCCAATTTTCTGCTCTGTTTACAATTCTACTCATTAGGATTCAAACTCCAAGTTTATGTGAAATAGTTCCATCAAATTTAGCTCAACAAAAAATAATCTAGCAGTAATTGCCAATAGACTTTCATTCTGATACGGTGTGACCGAAAAATCTGTACTGTTGATCAACACAACACGAGGATCATAGTTAATGACTTCTCGTACCTGATCAGCAATGCGCGCAATAGTATTCTCGTCAAAGGGTTCAAACAACAATAGTTCGATGTTTGTCCCAAACCCACGTTGCCCTACTCGCTCTCCGCGTATGGTATAAATGTGGTTTAATAAATCACGCTTAACCAATTCGACATCAGTCAACACCAAAGATTTATTGTATCCCCAATTTTTAAACGATACGCCTTTATAAGTAGCCATGTTCAATAACCTTTATTGTATTTATGATTATTACCTTCGCCAGAACAGGCCGCGCTCGATTTCTTCGTCGCCTTCAACTTTGCCTATCGGCTCTCGGCCCGATGGGTCACCATCTCGAACGATATTGTCATATTGTTCTACCCAGTCCACATTATTAACATATCCATCGTTTTGCTCGTTTTCGGTGTCATCAGAGTCCTGCATCATGACACGCGGCCATGGCTCATGCTGTGGAACACGATTAGTCCATGGTGCCAGTTGGGTTAAATCTAAGTCAGGGTCAGGATTAGCAGCCAAGCTTTCATCGTTAATTTCGTTGATATCTGGGGTGTCAGTTGGTGATGGTGGCCCACTACCACCATGTACATGTGAGTTATACTTGGTTCGTAGGTCGTTTACATCCCCGACAAATTCATCCAAGAAATTCATTAGGTCGTTGACCGTAGTATCTTTGCCAGAAACTCTGAAATCTATATTAGGACTATCAAGTTTAATGTTTGCTAGTGATTCAATAAACATTTCACCATCAGATTCAAGGTTTAGCCGTCCCGTCAAATCTATATCGGTATTACCTGCAACATTTGCAAGTAAATTTTGACCAACTGCAATACGCATATTTTCTTCTGTTTTAAGATGTAGATCATTGCTGGCTTGGATGCGGATATCACCATCGGGCACAGGGTCACTCAGCGGCGTTTGTCCTCGGGTATCCCCAGCATACATCGAAATGAACTTACCGGCCTTCATGCGGATAGACTCACCCGCACTTATGTTGATGTCCTTTTCAGCATGTACGGATAGACGGCGCTCGGCATACAAATCAACGTTACCAGCGTAGTCCATTTCTACCCAACCCTTACCACCACTAGTCCCAATATACATGCGCTCATTCGTATCATCAAGTAGAACTTGAGCACCAGCAGTTGTTCGAATCTTTATTCTAGAGTTGAACGGTCTATCATCTAATGTGATACTGTGGAATCCCGGTGTAGTAAACGTATACGTCTTAGGGGATAGGAATGATCCGATATTCTTGTATGCGGTCCAATCGTATCCATGTTCTCCCAGTTTTTCCTTGACCCAATCATCTATCTCATTATTTGAAATTGTGTTATAGTCATCATCAACGTAAGCTTCTTTATCGTTAGATGGGGGTTCGGTAATCGAGGTTACCTGATAATCAGCACCGCGCGTTTTCCACTCTGCTGAATCTGTTTCCTGCTTGAATGCTTCTTGTAGTTTGTTGTATGTTGGCTGAATAGGATTACCAGTTGAAGTCAAAGGACCATCAACCTTATCATTTCCGTGTTTGAATCGACCATTACCTATCGTATGCGTTTCTTGGTGACTTGGGAAGCACCCAATAAAGTATCTGCGTCGTGGGTCACCATTGATGCATCCTACTAGAACATGGGCACCAATTTCAGGGACTGCCCAAAATCCATAGTGCATGGGTCCGTTACTTGTAGCGTTATCTTCCATAGAACCACGTACATATTGATTCTGATTAACCGCACCCCCAAACGGTGATACGTATGCACTCCACGGAACATGTAACAGCTTTTTAGGATCATCGTTATATGCTGGGCAAAAGGCTCTAACTCTGCCCTGCTGCAAAGGATCATCATTATCTACAACAAACCCAATAGACAGATGATTAGTGAGGTTTGTTAGATCGCCGTTTTCTGCACTGTGTACTATGAAATCATGTAGTAGATTCTCAACACTGGAATCAATCTGCATTAGCCACCACTCCTTGCGTCCGTTGGTTTTTCAGAACCGCTACCACTTGGATTCAATAAAGACACATTTTCCGGCCTATTATCATTTGCAGTCAATCGATCAAGATCTTGTTGTGCTAATTCACGTGTTTTGATTTGTTCGGCTAATACTTTTTCTAGTATCTCTTTTAGAGTATCAGATTCTGTCTGTTTAATTCGGTTTTCTATTATAGCTTCACGCCCACGGGTATTACTAATTTTTCGAAGAAGCTCACCCATTTGTGTTTCCGGTACACCAAATAACGCTTCCTCCGTGGCGTATACAGAACTACCAATATACGCCATGGAGGAAAAGTTATCCGGATTTTTGCCTATATTGATGTGCTGCAACGGGTCGTTTATCTTGGTGCCCAGAAACCAACCCGTTGCTGCCGCTGATGCTGTCGCAAGTACAGGGGCAGCAATTTTGGTAGCAACATTAGCCAGAAGCGTACCGCTAAATACAGAACCGGTCATGCTCTTAAAGAATCCAACAACAGGCAATCCAATTGCTGATTGTGCTATACCACGCATATAAGAATTTATGGTAGCATTAATACTTTGTAGTTCTGACGTTTGTGACTTTGATTGATTTAATCGAGCGTCTTGTGCTTTAGCAACTGCTTCCACTTCACCTGACTGTCTACGTCCGCGTAGCATTAATTCTTCTGTTCCTGCACCTTTCATCAAAATATCAATAGCTTGAATGGCGGACATTCCTTGCATTGTGCCCGATGCGGCGGCATCCATTCGGGAATTAGTTGCAAGCTCACGCATTTGATTATACAACTTATCAAATTCAGCACCATTCCCTTCTCGCTCTACTGTCTCTCGCGACATAACCCCGCGTTGAATTAGTGCTATTTGTTTAGGGTCCATGCCTAATGACCGTGCCAATTGTCCAGCATACCCTGACTGTACCAGTCTTTCGGAACCTGTTCGAGTCCGTTGCTTTGCTAAGAATTTGCGATAAGCTATAAATTCATCGATATTGAGACCCACCGATTTCTGCAAAGTAGTAAACGAGCTAGTTAACATAGCGATAACATTTTCACCTTGATTCATTGCAAGTGTTAATGCTTGAAAATCTACATCACCTGCAAGTCCTGCCAGTTCAGAAAAGACTTCATCAGCGAGCATATCACTTGTGGATGCAACATCTTCTACACCCTGCCTCAATGATTCTAGATTCTCCGGCGTTATTTGAACACCCAGCTTACTTAGAATATTGAAAGATTTCGAAATAGCATCTAGTTGTTGTGCTCCGACGAATCCAAATTCTTTTTCTAATGTATCGCCAAATTGGGCTAATGTCTGTTCGGTTCCACCTATTGTACCTTCGGTTACATCCAATAGACTAAGTGTTGAATTATTCAACGCTGCCGCAAGTGTTGATCTATTTTTGGCAGCAAATCTAGCAACATCTTGTGCAGATGTACCAAAATCAAGTGTATCAAACTGACCCTCAACCATACCAGTAAAACTATCTGCTAGTCCTTGAAACCGTTTGCCAAGTTCAGCGGGCAAAAAAAATGATGCCGCAATATCAGTAAACACACCCTCAAAAGGATTCCCCTGACCTTGTGGAGAAAAACTCAAACTCGCATTCTGAGCGGTTAGTGAAACTTGGGAAGATATTCCCGCAAATGCTGTTATTGCCGCCTTCCCTGCTATTTCTAGGTTATCTCTGAATTCTTTAACAGACGAATTTTTCTGTTTTTCCCGCGTATCATGTCGAGCTTTTGCAGCCGTGTGTGCCCTCTTGCTCGCCACTTCCCTTGCCTTTAATGCGCGTGTGGCGTCTGAATATGCATTCGCTATTTCTTCGGAACTTGAAGTGGCTGTTAATTTAGAAAAAGAAGAATCAAGATTTACTCCAGCCTGCCTCAAGTTACTCATAGTGGATTGGACTTTCTTAAACATGGTTGCAGAACTCTTATTATCGGCAATAAGACCCTGCATGCTCTTGGAATGCTTGTCAAGAACATCAGTCGCCTTTGAATACTTGTCCATAGACTTCTGGTATCTGTTTTCGGACTCTGCAAGCTTTTGAGTTTCCCGTCTAAGGTTGCTGAAAGCCTTAATCAAACCGGCAGATTCATTTTTTATATCATCTGTGCCGGTGAATACACCCTTTGTTTTCTTTTCAGTCGCAACATTCCCAAGACCACTTGCTTTTCGGTTCTTAGCAATGTAGTCACTACTTGCACCTGAAACCTTAGATAGTTGAGATTCTATCTTCTTCAGTGTGGTTAGAATGTCGGTCTGTGTATCAGCCATGGTTAAAAATCCTTAGTCTCACTATTTATCCCTTTCGACTATATGTCGAAAAACACGTATTTGCATGAAAGATAAATATCATCACACCACAAACAACTCAGGAAAATATAATGTCTGAAATCAACCCACTACTAAGTAAAATACATCTTCCCGGCAGAAGGTTCAGATTACCTTCTATGGGTCTATTTTACAATAACGGTGAAATAGATGAAAGTGTAGTTGATGGTGAAATTCAAGTATTTTCAATGACTGCCATTGATGAAATCAGTATGCGTTCTCCCGAATATCTGTTCACGGGAGAAGCAATAACTAGGGTATTTAACCGATGCATTCCAGAAATTAAAAAACCCATGGAATTACTATCAATTGACGTTGACTTCTTGTTGACTGCACTGCGGATAGTATCCTATGGTGATGTTATTCGTATAGCACTTCGCTGTCCTAAATGTGAAGAGAAGCAGCAGGAAAGAAATAGTGCGAAGCTTGATACCTTCATGGTAGAAATAGAAGAGAAAGCAAAGGAGCAGGAAATAGATTTCGATTTGGCTTGGAATAGTCCAGAGGTAGTCGAAAAAGCTGAACGTATAATGTCCAAAATGTCTACATCACATAACCATACTATCAACCTCAATAATATATTGACTAACCAAACGAAAGAAGTTACACCGGATGATATGGAAACATATACCGTTACATTAAGTAATGGACAAGTACTGAAAATGTCTCCTTTGAGGTTTAGTAACGGTGTAATAGCCCTCCAAACGCAGGACAGCGAAATCAATACTAATTTGGATGCAGCAGAAGATTATGTTAGTTTTGTTATATCCGCGTGTATCGATTCAATTGATGGTCATTCAATTAAAGCAGATATTGTTGATTGGGCTAAAAAGCTGCCTATATCGCTAAAGGATGAGATTTCAAACCACATGGAGAAGCAGGGATCATTTGGAACCAAGTTTGATTACAACATAGTTTGCCCGGATTGCGAGCTTAAGAGAGAGGGTGATGCTATGCTTAACCCCATAACTTTTTTTACAATACCCTCAGAATCGACGGGCCGGAAAAGCTAAAGAAACTTTTAGCTGATTTTGAGGGGACCGTTCAACAAATAGTGAAAGATTGTGTTATAGTTTCCCATTATCATCACGGTATAAGCTATGAGCGCGCTTTTGAGCTAACACCCTTTGAAAAAGATATAGCAGCACAGTTCATAGAAGAAGAAAATGAACGTGAGGTAAAACTAAGAAGTGCCATGTTTGGGGCAAAGGTTAGATGATATCATATAAGAGGATAATAGTTGCGGGCAGCCGCACGTACACTAACAAAGCAAGAGTATTTGAACTCTTGGACAAGATCGCTGAAGATCAATCCAAGAAAGGATGTCTCATTGAAATTGTGTCGGGTCTCGCTAAGGGACCTGATATGTTTGGAAAAGAATGGGCACATAAGAACGATTTCACTGTTCATGAGTTTCCCGCTAACTGGGACAAGTACGGAAAGCGTGCCGGTTATTTGCGAAATGTAGAAATGGCTGAATTCTCTGACGCGCTTCTCGCATTTCATGTAAATAATTCAAGAGGTACAAAACACATGATTGATATTGCATACAAGAATGACCTACAGGTAGCAATAGTTACATCCTAAAAATTATTGAATAAATAAAGCCATGGAGATATCATCATGGCTACAAATTATTCATCAACACCTTCCGATTTTATAAACAACGAAGTTGCAATTAAAACACCATATAGGCAACCTAATCGTTCGTTTAGAAAACTCTACGGTTATCAAGACCAACTCATCGCAAAATACCAAAGCAACAACCGTACTATTGTGCATAATACTCGGCAATCGGGTGTAACCACGGCTACGTGGGCTTATGTTTTATGGTACAGCATCTACAATTCTGACAAAAATATACTAATAACATCGACAACTGTTGATTCCGCGCGTTCAATCATGGTAAACATAAGAAATGCTTTGGAATCTATGTCTGATGAGTTAACGCCAAAAATAACAACGTTCAATAGAGATAAAGTAGCATTTTCTAACGGGTCTTCTATTTCTATTGTAGCCGCTACTGCTAATGTAGTTAGAGGGGAAACCATTTCTTTATTGTGGTGTGATGATTTTGCTTTTTATAATAAACAAAATGAATTTTGGGATAATGTTACTCCCGCGTTGGGTATATCTTCCAAAGTTATAATCACATCATGTTTTGGTATTACCACATCAGAAGATAATTTGTTTGTTCAAATGTTGCATGATGCGGCTAGTCCCCAAAACCAATATGCTGTACCAATGAATGTTATGTCCCATGTTGTAATTCCGTGGGATGCCCCACCTAATCGTAATAATCTTTTTAAAGAAAGTATGATTGCCAATTTGGGGATAGAAAATTGGCTTACAGAGTACGAAGGTAAGTTGGTGACAATTGATGATTAACATAGTTACCATCGACCCTTCACCAATTGGAACTGCCGTCACCGTCAATGGTGTGCCGTACTCGTTTCCATCCGAAAGCTCAGCAGTTTTAAAGAGCGGTAAGCTTAGATTATGGTTTGATATGTGCTCGGATTATGCTACAATCGAGCCAATTGATACAAGTTACAATAATGAAAAATCTTATTCACAGCTTGAAATGAACAAGCTAGTGACCTTCCAGAAAACTTCAAATTTAATCCGCAAGACCGTTGACAACAACTGCAACCCTGCGTACAATACGCTTTGCCTAATAGAAGGCTATAGTTATTCGTCTGCTGAGGGTCCATTAATTGACTTGGTGACGTTTGGCACAATGCTTCGTAGACAGTTCTTCACTAGAACTAATACGGAAATGGTTGTTCTTGCACCATCCACGGTCAAGAGACTCGCAGCGAAATTAACTTATCCAGCTATTCAAAAGGGTAAAAAAGTTGAGTACCGAAATAATGAAGGTATCGCTGGTGGTAGTTTCAAGAAGCCAGACATATATAAGGTACTTACAGAGAATGATGAGATAGATTCTGACTGGGTTAATTTTCTAAGGGATATTCAAAAAAACGTAATTGCACTCAAGAATGTCCCAAAACCCATAGAAGATATCAACGACAGTGTGGTTATGTACTACATTGCCGAGAGAACATATAGAGACTGTAAACAAGATTATAACCAGACCATAAGAGAACTTAAAAAAGCGTAGACAATTCGATTCCAATACAAAGCAAGTATGTCGGAGCCTCAACATGGATGTGGGGCTTAGAGTTCAAGTGTACCGATGCCGTAAAAAGCATCATGGGGACTCGCACTTTCCGTCTATCACTGTGGGTTCGGTATTGTACGTTTGACATTAGTGTTAGCGGGTAAAGTCTCACCAATTCAACATCGAGGTGTGGCGTGGCTGCGCACATGGAGTTCTGCAAAGAACACGTAGCGGTATCAGCACAAATAGCGATGGTTGTTTGATTTCTGTGACAATCATCGAAAAGAACGGACAAACAGGTTAATCACACAGATGGTGGGCTGAAATACGCCTTTTTAAGTCATGGGAGCTTGTGTAGCACCAGAGTCTAACCCGCTCTGGATTAGATTACACTTCGAGATATTGAATATCCAAATCTACCTGATAAGCTGAACGCAATACTTGCCAAGAAATCACTAAGTCGTCAAACGAGTATAACCTACTTTTGTAAAAAAGCGCAACTATCTTAATCATATGAGATTGTTGTTATGGTAAAGCTGCAAACTACCAAAGCTATCAATTGTAAAGGTTAGTACCCGAGTGTGACGAGTCCCCGATTGTCTTAAATTCATGTTTAAAAGAAGAAAAGTACCTCAAATGTGAACAAAATGTTACAAGATTGAATTCACAGTGGTTGTTTGGTATACTCTGGGGACTTTGGAGAAAAATAATAATGACAGAGAGCAATATGGTAGATTTTGAAGAACCGACAGGTAATAGGCCCATCTTGTCCAAGAGGAATATTTGGGACCACTGGGCAATGCCGGATTATCAGCCGCGTGAAAGCCAGAAGTTTGTTCTTGATTGGATGGCTAATCTACCAGCTGATGCAAAATACATCTTTTGTCAAATCCCTGTCGGTGGTGGTAAGTCGCCAATTGCGGTTACGTATTCCAGCTTTCTTGGACATGGCCCATTGGGCACTTCCTACATTCTGACTCCACAACGAATCCTTCAACGACAGTACGAAGAAAGCTTTACTAACGGTGAATTGGTTTCGGTCTACGGTAAGGCTAACTACTTCTGCACAACCAAGCTTGGATTGAACTGTGATATTGGTGACGATATCAAGCCTAAGTGCGTTTCATGCCCCGCCAAACAAGCATTTGCGTCGATACGCACCACACCACACGTTGTGCTTAACTACAAGCTCGCTCTGCTGTATTCTGAACTTTTTCCGGGGAATACTACTGACTTCCCTGTAAGAGACCTCATGGTCTTCGATGAGTGCCATACGCTAGAGAACAATCTAGTCAGTCATCGTGCGGTATCTGTCAGTAAAGGTCGATGTGAGAAAGTGGGTGCTAGTTTCTTCAAGCCACGTAACTTGAAGGAGGCACACCAGTTCATTGTGGATCAATATTTTCCTGCCGTGGACAGTAAGTATTTCGAGCTAGAAAAGAGCGTGAAAGGTATTGATAGTAAGTATGAATTTCAGACAAAAGCATCTCTACTACCTTCTGAGATTAGAACCAAGAAGGAATACAAAGAGTTCAAACGTCACCGTGCTATAACTAAGCGATTGGCTGAAATATCCTTCGACGTTCTGGAGAAGTACTATGTGCTTATGGTCGATAAGACCGCGTTTGAGTTCAAGGAAATTTATGGTGCAAATCTGTTCAATCAAATCCTAAAGCCGAAGGCTGATAGATTCCTGTTCATGTCGTCCACGATTCTGGACTTCAACAGTTATGCTCGTGATCTTGGTATTCCAGAGGATCAGATTGCAGTGGTTGATATGCCATCAGAGTTTGCACCATCCAATCGCCCAGTATACTTCATGCCGACCGCTAAAATGTCGTATGGGTGGCACAAGCCGGAGCGCACGAAGGACCGTGACAAGATGCTTAAGCGCGTTGTCGATCTGTGTAATGCTCATGAAGGAGAATCTGGCATCGTTCATACCGGAAGTTTTCAAGTTTCTTCATGGCTTGTAGACCAACTTGAGAGCAAGATCAAACAGCGGGTTATCACACACAATCAGGATGAGAATTCTAGCAGAGACGAGTGCATTGAAGAGTTTACGGAGAATGAAGGTAATGAGCCCATGGTTCTGGTATCACCTTCATGCACCGAAGGTCTGGACCTAATGGACGACACTGCTCGTTTTGCTATCTTTGTTAAAGTACCATTCCCCTTTCTGGGCGACGAATGGGTGAAGCGGCGTAAAGACTTGTCCGAAGAATGGTACATGCGGCAGGCCATGATTTCTATCATTCAAGGCGGCGGTAGGGTAGTGCGTTCTCCAGAGGATTGGGGTAACACTTACATCCTCGACGAGTCCTTCGGATTCCTATGGAACAAGTATAAAAAGAACGCACCACAGTGGTGGAAAGATGCATTCACTGTAGTGTCATAAAACTGTAACCATATATTTATAGACAATTTGTGCAGTGCAATATATACTTGTGTAGATTCGTAACACAAGGAGAATATTGCGATGTACAGGTGGTTAACGGTTTTGGTGTTATCTACAATATTGATGGTGCCCTGCTTTGCGCTTACCCGCGATGAGGCCAATGATTTTATTTCAATTCATGAATCCGTAGTTAAGAGATTCCAACCCCAAGAATATTCCGGTGAGTTTGGTATCCCTGAAAGATTCAATTACTATTCTAGCTTACATACCGTGGTTGGTGATTGTGATGATTTTGCAAGTGCAATTTATTACGAACTATGGAAGCGAGGTTATGAGCCCCGAGCAATCACATATGATAGAATTGTGGACGGCGTTATAGATTATCGCCATGCCATCGTATGTACCGATGAGGTATGTTTTGACAGTAACTACGTGGGGCCTTACATGCGGGCTAAATTTGATGGATATGTTGATAGTGGAGATTTCAAGGTCGTCATCATTGGAGAATTCAAAACTCTACCGATGTACGACCTTGAAATATATGAGACTATCGTGTGGATAGCTTCTCAGGCAGCTTGATCGATACGTGAGAAGCCATTCTCCAATTCAACAACCATCTGGTTCTTGAACATACTGGCAATCTCGTCACGGTGCGATATAATAAACATAGACATACCATCCTCCGTGGCGATTTCCTTGATCATCTTGGAAGCTAGTTGAACACCAACGTTACCCAATCCAGTATCTAGACATTCGTCAAGCATACAGAACGAAATCTTACCATGTCTAGCTTGTAGCACATCGCGGAAGGCGAAAGCCAGTGCTAGGTTAACCCGTGCCCTTTGACCGGATGAAAGGCTGCTGAAGTCTAACTCAGTACCAAACTGTGAAATTTTTGCAGACATATCCGGCTGGAATTCAACGCGGTGTGGCAGTCCTAACTTCTCCAAGTATATCATCAATCTTTTGTTCAAGAATGGAAGGCTACGGTCCAACAAATTCTTTCTTACGAACGAATCCTTTTTGGTAAGTAGCTTGAGTAAAAATTCCTGATGCCGGAGTTCTACGTCAAGATCATTTATCTTTTCGGCATGATCATTTTTGAACTCAACATTATTCAAGTCATCAAACGTTGCTTTGTGTGGATTGCTTTCTTTCTTGAGCCCTTCTAGTGTATTTTCTAAGTTCTCAATATTCACAACAATACGTTCAATTGCAGATGCGCTATCAAAATCCGTGGAGTCTTGCATAGTTTTAAGCTCTGTTCGCTTGATACTGATTTTTTCCCGAATGCTTATGATGTCGCTTTCTTTGCTTTCAATTGCCAAATCTAAATCAACACCATTACTCTCTTCGCTAGATTCCAGCAAAGCTTTATTGTCTCTATACTGGTCGCGTACTTTGTTGTATTCTCCCATAGAGCCTTTGAAAATAGATTTCTTCGTAAGCTTCTCTACGTTATCTTCGGCAGCTGCTAGCTTAGATGCCGCCTCATCTCGTTTGGCTTCGTTCTCGGTAATAACATTGCCAAGCTCAACAAGAGTGGGATGTAGATTCTTGATCCTTTCTTCAGCGTCGTGCATTGCTTGGCTACAGTAAGGGCATTTATTAGACTTTAGGGTCTCAAGTTCCCTTTGCAGTTCAATGTCTGTAGCTTTATTCTCTTCAACCTGTGAAGTGTAATATTTTACGAAATCGTACTGCTCCTTCACGTCACTCTCTTTTTCAACAATGGATTCTATGATTTTCAATTGCTTATCAAAATCAATCTTGCTTTCGATAAGCTCTACCGTTTCGCGTGCTTTTTTCAGGCGTGCGATCTGGGCTGTCTGTGTATCACGTTGATGTTCGAGAGACTTCTTTTCCGATTCTACTACTCTGTTGTCTGACTCCAGTGTACCAATATCTTCACGTATCTTCTTTAATTTCTCCTGTATAGTGCGTTCGCTATCAAGATCAATTTTACGTAGCTCTTCGAGTTTAGCGCTCTTATCAAAAATCTTATCGCGGTGTTCAACATCCCACGATTGTAGCCGCTCAGAAACGTCACTGAGTTGCTTCGCGTGACGCTCTTTCTCTTGGTTTACTTGTTCCTGTAAGTCCTGTAGATGGGAAAATTCACCTTTCACACCTTTGATCTTTTCTTTGAGGGCTTCAGCCTTATCGGTAAGCTCGGTATAGCCGAATAACTCTTCCATGATGCTAGTTTGACTTGCCTTATTGGCATGGCGGCTGGGTAGATCAAGGAATGGTTGAAAGCTCGCACTGAATACGATGATGCGAGAGAATACATCAAACGGTAGGCCAATGATACGTTCCACTTCTTTGTTGGTATTTGCGATACTGTCAGGTGTCTTATCTACAAACTCTTGATCTTTGTTGGAGACAAGAAATTGAACATCAGCTTTTGTTTTGCTTTTACGCATGCGAATGATCTTGTATGTAACACCGTCCTTTTCAAAGGTCAATGTTACTTCCAAGTTCTTTTTGTTGATGTTGTTGATGAGATTAGACTTCTCTTTATTGGAGATAGTCTTATCGTACAGTGCATATGCCAGTGCATCTAGTATGGCGGATTTACCTGCACCGTTACTATCAATCTGACCGTTTACGATAGCATCGTGGTTCTTCCCTATAATAAGGATTGGCTCGTTGAAATCTAGATTGATTGTAGTATCGTTGTTACCATACGACATAAAATTTCGTAGGGTTAGCTCTTTGAACTTGACTGGCGTTGACATCAAAGCTCCTTGTATAGTTTGATAAGTTTGTCATTGTTGATGCTGTCAGCTTCTATCTTGCTGAGCATGTTTTCTACGAGAGCGTCGGTTGTATCGAGTTCTTCAAGTTCTGCTTCATCAATCGCAGTGTCTTCAAGTGATGCGAGCCGTTCAGGATTCTCTTGCAGGTTCAATTCTCGTAGGCTGAATTTATTGGTAAGCTGTTCTCGCAGCTTCACACTCTGTTCTAGTGTAATGTCTTTATCGACCACGCAGTTTACAACTGCATCTTTGCGCAGAATACCTTTGGGATCAGCAGCAAGTTTGGTCAATGTTGTCTTGATATAACTAGGACAATCCGGCCAATCTATGAACTCAACCCCATCCCTATCGTATTGGTAGATCATCATACCCCGTTTATTGTCGTTCGCATCGCTAAAATCTGCGGGGAATGCATTGCCAATATAGGTCACGTTTCCTTCTGCTTGCCTCTTATGGAAATGGCCAGAGAATATACGTCGAGCACTTTTAAACTCTTTAGCATCTGGACCATGTTCCATCTTCTTCGTATCGCCAGTGATGACGAACCCTTTGAATTCAAAGTGGCCGAACCAAACCGGCACTTTGAGGTAAGATACCAGACTAGCATACTCGCTTTCAAAGAGGAAGGGACACATGAGTGCCCCCGTTTCCCCAAGCTCTTCTATGACGGTTGGTTCTTGGATCATGTTGAATCCGAGAGCATCGAAGAAGTTTGTTGAGAATACCTCCCTTGTTGTCCGATAGTACAGATCATGGTTACCTACAATGAAATATACTGGCAGGTTTAAAGCCTGTAGCTTCTTGGCACCACGATATGCATAATCTAGTGTTAGACCGTTGAGAGCGTTTCGATGCTCAAACCAGTCGCCCATAAAGACGATGTGGTCTATGTTGTCGTCTGCACGGACTTGTTCGCAGAACCAATCAATGAATCGCAAACAGTCTTGGTTATGTAATTCGGAGTTGTTCTTCCTACCCCAATGAATGTCTGTGAAACAGGCGGCTTTATTCATTTGTGCCCTCTTTATTTTTTTCACTTTTATCTCCGTTGGCCTCTGCACGCTGCGCCGCCCTCTCCTTTTCATGATCTTCCATGTAGGCATCTGACGGCAATTCACCCATATCGATCAACAGGGAATCACGATTAAGACGGTGCTTCTTTTCTTGTGAGGCGTATTGCCAGAAGTTGTGTTTTATAGCTTGTGTAAAGTATGCGAATGGGTTATCGTATTTCTCCAAGTCGAAGCTTTTCCACGCGCGAACTACATTAAGAACAGCGGATGATTTCATATCTTCGATATGTCCCGAATAGTCGGAGTATTCAAATCGACTACCATAGCGTTCAGCTAAAAGCATAATCATCTTGGCAAACTCAGCGGTCATTTGCCCCTGCTCATGACATTTCCTTAACTCCGCCATCATATCCTTGTTGTTCAGGTAGTTCTTTTTCTTCTTCGGCTTTTTTACTTTTACTTCATTCTTATCGTTCTTATCATTTGCAGCCATTAAGTGCTCCTATAGTATTATTATTGTTATTTGTTATAAGGATGCTTGCACATTATATCATACTACAAGTATGATTGGCAAATTAGCGAGCTTTCCCAGTACTTGTATGTATTGATAAATATAGGAGATACTACAGGTGAATCTAAATGACACAGGCGTTGAAAAGCAGTTACTATGAGGTCAGGCTTCGACAATTTAGAGATGATGTTGGTAGTACGCCATCAAATAGAGTGTTGGCCGCTACTAAAGGGGGACGTAACTCATCACAGCTTGATGATGCCGCCGTGCAGTATTTACGTACAGGCGTTTCTGTAGAATCTCAACAGACAATAGCAAATGAAAGTGTGCCCGGAGAAACAAACTCGGGTAATTTTCTAAATGAGGTAATATTTAACGTAACGCCAGAAGTATCTGAAAGTCGAACAATCGACTATGACAACCAAGGACTTCAAAGCCCAAATGGTATAGTTGTCTATCGAACAACAGGCAACCGGAGTTTTTCCATTACTTCGAGATTTGTTTCTAGAAATTACACCGAAGCCACTTTGAATTATCTAAGTACTAATTTATTGAGAAGCTGGACGGTGCCTCAATCTTTGGGTAGTCTTTCCGGCAGGCCCCCAATCTTGCGGCTGAATGGGTACGGGAATCAGTTTTACAATATACCTACTGTTATAAGTAGTCTTAGTTTTAGTTTTCCTGAAGATGTTGACTACATTGAAACCGACGTTGCAATGGTACCCATTATACAATCGGTTACTCTTGAATTAATTGAATCACACACTAGCCTCAATATTATTCAATATAGTGGAGTATCTGATCCACCAGTGGATGAATTCAACTTGGGACTATTTAGAGCAGGACGCCTACCGGGATATTAACATGGCATTTAAAGAATATTTGGATAAAAGCTCACTTCAAAAAGAAAGGAGCAGAATTTTGCAAGGTGGCACGGCGGAATCTACCGAATCCCGTATAGGTTGGTGGGAGCGGGAAGTATTTTCTGAGGATAGCTCGGATACACCATTCACTCTCACTACAACATACAGTGGTAAGCCTGATTTGGTTTCTTATGACTTTTACGGTAGAAATGATCTAGGGTGGGTTATTCTTCAATACAATAACATAATCGATGTCAATACTGAGTTCACTACAGGTTCGAATATATCGTTGCCTTCAAAAAGTCGAGTATTCTTAGAATTTCTTTCAAAACCTAAAGCTAGACGGTTCAGGTAATAACACATGTCGGTACCTTCAAATATACTTGATTCTTCTGGATCATCCACTCACACCCATGTTCTTGTTGCGTTCCGTAACTCACAGGAAGCGGCAACGTTTAATTTTGCCAAATTCGATCCTACGAGTATAGGTCTCGGGCAGAGTATACCAAATGCTGGTAATAACGTTGTTGTTGTGAACGAATTTGTTGATACCCGTTTTTCAATATCGGAGGCTATGTGGGATTTCGATTTCATCCCAAACACAGGAGTTTCCACTACGGCAAGTACGGGTAAGATTGTTGTTGCCGACAGGGTTGTGGGGTACGGTTTTTTGAACCATCTGCGGAATGATGTTCTCAACAAAATCACTGACGAACCATGGTCTTTATCTCATCTAACATTTGTTCTTACAACATTTTTCTTTAAAGACACTGATGATGGGACTGAGCCTGTAGAGGTTGTAGTACGGACAAACCCTTTCTTTTTCTATCTGGATACTATTGAATCTGTTCCTTCCAATGGTGGAGTGACACCTACTCATCACATACTGAACGCTATTTCGGTGTCCAACACCTTGGGCCAGCTTAAATCGTTTTCTTCTTTATATCAAATGAATATTACACATAAGGATGGTAATCTACATAACGAGATACCGTCTGGCACTGGCAGTGGTGGAATATTATCGCGGAAAGAAGAAAACCGCAAATTTATAGACGCTCGGAAACAACGCTTGGACAAATCCAAGCCCATGCGAACCTTGAAGGATATATTCGAAGCGTTTCAAACGGACTTGAATAATCAAAAGTTTGTACATCAGGCACAATTGCAACAATGGGTTCGAGAATTACGTAGTGAGGGAAACACTGATAAAATTGCCGTGGCCCCACAGCAAAACAAACCCCCCACACCAAAGGAATTGCCAATAGATTTCGAGATAGACTTGGATTCTAGCTATGACGGGTACGCTGTAGATAATCGCAACATGCCATTTGAACAGCCAGATATTCGCCAAGAACTTGTGGGAATACGTTCCTTTCCGGTTAAACCGGGCGCTACTATAGTTGAGATGATAGAACGGATTATGATGTTGTCCACGCGGGTTGGCGATGATGCTGCGTTAGTTCCTCGTAAAGCATATAAGATATGCATTTCTGCTATATTAACTAGCAGTAATCGATACCGAATAGTTATCAAAATTAGAAGGTACACCTTACCTTCCAATTCATCCGACCTAGATACTGGGCCGGGTGCTGGTGACCCTATACACTTTTATATTAATGATCCAGAGGAACGTGATACGGACATAATTTCATTTAAATCAATACTATCGTATGAAGTTGGTGATAGCATGCTTGAAAGTCCAAACGCTGAAAATTCACAGGCCAAGATAATATATGCTGATCGCGAACAGCCTATGGCTGAGCGTCGCCCGGATTTATCCTTCTTCACTACACTTTACAGTGGTATCCGACCAATGATTGAACCGTACAGCATCAATGGTCTAGAGAATGCAAAAAGTGCAGGTAACATAAAGAACATGGTGGACCCTTACACTTATATCCAGACCAGCGAGTACGAGCTTGTGATTAGAGGCAACCCCACCATACTTTCAGATTTTAACCGAAATCCAGTGGATATAGTTAACGGTGATGCGGGTAATGTATTCAACTACCCGCGTCCTGAGTTTGAACCAGCGTATGTTCGTCTAACCATTTTTCAGAAGTCTCAAGCACTAAATGACGAATCCAATATTCCTGAAAAATTCTATTATGATGGTTTTTACCATCTGGTACGTGTTGTGAATATGTTTGGTGTAATCAAAGGTCAGCGATCTTTTTACCAGAAATTGTATCTGCGTCGAACGGACGATCTTGTATAAGAGATCATATGTAGTTCGTTGACATAAATATACCAAAGAATAGGATTATACCGTGGCATCAAATAGCATTAACACATACTTTAAGGTTGTATCGCCGCAGGCTCCCAACGTATCAGTCAACGATAGTCAGGATAACTCTGGTAGCCGGGGTCTGTACGGCAATCACACTTGGTATCAACGCATCATTCAAGGTTCTACCACACGACTGGTACGATACCGTGAGTACGATGTAATGGATAACGATATTGATGTTGCGCGTGCGCTTGATATTATGGCAGAGGAAATGACGGGCAACAACCCCAAGTCTCGTATGCCTTTGGAGCTTATGATTGAGGCGGGCTCTGAAGAAAACGCCCCATCACATGTGTTTACCACATTACGTACAGCGATGAAGACGTGGTGTAAAATTCACAATTGGCAAGGGGGACGCCTTTTCAGTCTGGCACGAAACCTGATAAAATATGGTGATTGTTTTTTTGAGAGGTCAGATAAATTAAACAAGCCGTTTAAGTATGTTCATCCAAAGCACGTAGTGGGCGCTATCGTCACCGAGGACGATATTACCGATATCCGTGGGTGGCACATACAACAGGACTACCTGAAGCCTAATCAGCATTGGCAGTCAGGCTCTGGTTTTTCGGCACACGGTGATATTGGTGATCAAAACGTCAAGGTTATGGACCGAGACCAGATTATTAGATTCAGTATATCGGATGATATGTCCGAAGAGGCACCATTTGGAACGTCTGTTCTAAGGCCAGCATATAAAGTATTCAAACAGAAAGAACTTCTTGAAGACTCCATTCTAATCTATCGTATTTCTAGAGCACCCGAAAAGAGGGTGTTCTACATTGACGTGGGCAATCGTCCTGACCATTTGGTTCCGGGAGTACTTGAGAAGTTTAGAAACCAAATCAAGCAGAAGAAGATTCCTGCCAAATACGGTGGAAAGTGGCAGTCTGAATCAGTATACAACCCACAAAGCATGAACGAAGATTTCTATTTCGCAGTCCGACCCAACGGTAATAGCTCACGCGTGGAGACTTTGCCGGGTGGTCAAGGTCTTGGTGAGCTTACAGAGTTAGACTACTTCTACCGTAAGATGTGGAGAGCTTTGAGAATCCCCGGTTCTTATATGGGTACGACCACACAGGATGGTGAGCAGATCGATAATAGTTCCCGTGTAGGTTTGGCTTACATCCAAGAAATCAAATTCATGTTGTACATTCAGCGTCTACAGCGATATGTTGAGGAAGTTCTTGACAGAGAGTTTAAGCGTTGGATTCATGATTCGGGATTTAAGATTGATCCAACCATTTATCGTTTGGTTCTCCCAGAACCATCTGACTACTTCAAGTCGAGGCAGCAAGCTATTGATGCCGATATGCTTAACAACTTCAGCAGTGTTGACGGTGTTGAGTACTTCTCGAAGAGATTCATCCTTGAGCGTTACGCCGGTCTATCCAAAGATGAAATTCGCCTCAACGAAGACATGCTTCGTAAGGAGAAGGGAATTGATGGTACAGGTGACGACCGCGATTTGGCACTATTGTACCGGCCAGAAGATGCTGAGGCTGGCGGATTCGATGGTGGACTTGGCGGCGGTAGCGGCGGCGGCAGCGGCGGCGGCAGCGGCGGTTTAGGTGGGGAAGCTCCCGAGGGGGGCGAGGAAGATCCAGAAACCGACACCGGGGAAGAGGGTGAAGAACAAGATAAAGATCAACCACTGGATCAGGGTGGTGAAGAGCCAGCCCCCTAACGAGGCTTAATTTTGACACTATTTAACTCCGAACCCATAAATAATCATAACTACATGATTTTATGAGGTTGAAAATGAAAAAATCATTTTTGAACGAAATTATTTCCGAGAATTCTGACAGAAAGGTTAGCGAAGGTTTTTCTAATTTTCTTCAGGGTTCTCAAAAGGCAAAATCACTACACGAGACTCTCAGCGAAGAGTCTCTAGGAAAAGAACTTGCCCTCTTTATTGAGGGTAATAATACTGTTAACGAACAGGTTCCTGCCGTTAAGCGTACACTAGTAAAGCATTATAAAAAGGCTGAGTATAACACTGAGCTTGCTGAACGTGCTTGGATGCGTGTGGTTTCTGAAGCAGCTAAGCAATACGCTACAGAGCACGGTCGCGATCCACGTCTATGGGAAACAATGTTCCCCATAGACGTGCGTCAATCTATTGTTGAGGAATTTGAACGTAACTTCTACACGGACCTCGAACGAGGTAAAGTTAATATGGAGGAACTCTTTAATGAGTGAAATGAAAGGTAAAATCCGTGACATGGTTATGGCACTATCACGAGACGACCACGAAGAGGCGGACGCTCTTAAGAAAGAAGTCATGGGTTATAAGTCCAAGGCAATTGTAAGTGAAATGCTTGATCCTGAAGATGAAGTAGATGAAAGCATGATGACCGCTGGCAAGCAACAAGCACGAGCGGCTCGTCGTCACCACAAAGCTGGTGCTAAAGATATGAAAGCTAAGCAAAAGGCCGGTAAGGTCAAAGGCAAGGCTCCTGTTGAAGAAATAAACGACACTGGCTCCGACAGCCCAGTTGTGAAAGGTTCTCATGACGCAAGTCTGGACGACGTAACTGCTAAGAAGGGCTCTGTGAGTAAGTCTGGAAAGATCGATCATAAAGATTACAAAGGTGAAAAACCAAACTTATACAAGAAAAAAGATGCGGTTGACGGTAAACCAGTAACTGAAAACAAAAAATCCGACGGTAAGTAATAGTGAAACTCAACGAACTTGTCAATGTAACATCAAAGGGTAATAAAACCAACCTTTCAGGAGGCGATTTACCCAATACCTATACAGATGATGCTTCCAAAGCTTCTAAGAAGCCGCGTGAGAAGAAGAAAGACGTATATGGGACTGGTGTTGGACTAGGTATTAATTCACAGGGCAACAACGATTCGTCAGCCGGTGATATGTCTAGTGGTGGCGATTCGGGTGGTACATCAGCGGGCGGAACCTCTGGCGGAAGCGCCGGGGGTTCTGCTGGCGGAAGCGCCGGGGGTTCTGCTGGCGGCTCTGGTGGTACTGGCGGCTCCGGCGGCGGTGGCGGTGGCGGTGGCGGTGGTGCTGGTGGCGGCGGTAGCGGAGGTGGAGCATGAGTCGGCCTCGCTA